TAAACGGGGGCTTTTTTAATATTTAAGGAGAATTATTATGGCATTACCTAATGGTGCAGGTGGTTATCAAATTAACGACGGTAACGTCGGTGAAGCATTATTGTTTGTGCAAGGCGCTCCAACGCTTTTATCCGCAAACGTAACCGTAACCGCAGCACAGCTATCTAGTGGCTTATTTACTGTAGACTCAGCAGCAGACATTACTGCTACTTTGCCTACCGTTGCTTTGTTAGAAGCTGATATTTCTAGCGCAGTTAAAGTAAATGCTGCGTTTGACTTTGCTGTTGTAAACATAGATTCAGCTTACCAAGTAACTTTTGCAGTTGGTACTGGTTGGACTATTGTTGGCGATGCTATTGTTTTAGAAGCTACTTCGGCTCAGTTCCGCGCTCGTAAAACAGGCGACGGCACTTGGACTTTATACCGTATTGCTTAATATTAATCCCCCGCTTCGGCGGGGATTTTAAAAGGAAAAGATTATGCCAAATACCAAAGCTGTTGGTGTCGCGTTTAGCGACCCTCAATTTGATAGTTTGACTGTTACAGGTGCAACTTCGTTGCAAGCAACAACGGCCACTACTGTTACTGCTTCAACAAATCTTGTAATAGCGTCTGCTACTGTCGCTGCTACTGGATCAAGCAATACTGACGCGGCTACAGTTGCTGGTGGTTTTACATTAGTTACCGCAGCTGATGCAACTAAAGGCGTGATTCTTTCTGCCCCTGTTGCTGGTACTGTAGTAATTATTAAAAATATTGACGTTGCAAATGCTGTTTTAAAAGTATATCCTAATTCAGGAGCTGCTATTAATGCTTTAACTGCAACAACAGGCGCTTATAGTATGGCTGCAAAAACTTCTATGATTCTTGTAGCTTATAGTGCAACACAATGGTATACCTTACCTTTGGTAGCTTCTTAATAACTTAGGGGGCAGTACGCCCCCTACCGAATAAACTATGACTATATATCTAAGACATCCTGACCACGGTAGCAAAGTTGCGACAATGGAACAAGAAGCAGAATATGATGAACAAAATGGCTGGGTGCGTTATACTACCAATACGCCATCTGAAAAAGAAGTGATTGCGGCTCCTGTCAATACGTTGGAAGTAAAAAGACGTCGTAAAACTATCGAGTAAAGGGTGAGTTATGGCAATTTATACCGCCAACGATCAAATTAATGGGGCGCTACGTCTATTAGGAGTATTGGCGGAAGGTGAAACGCCGTCTGCCGCCACATCGCAAGATGCTTTAGCTGCTTTAAATCAAATGATTGATTCATGGAATACTGAGCGTCTATCAGTATTTTCTACGCAAGACCAAGTATTCAATTGGCCACCTAATGTACTCAGTAGAACGCTAGGGCCTACAGGCGACTTCGTAGGTAATCGACCTGTTTTATTAGACGATTCGACTTACTTCATTGATCCTGCCAACGGTATCTCGTTTGGTATTAAGATGATTAATCAACAGCAATATAACGGTATTGCGGTTAAAACAGTTACTAGCACCTACCCGCAAGTGATTTGGACTAACATGACATACCCTAATATTGAGATGTACATATATCCTAAACCAACTAAAGTGTTGCAATGGCATTTTATTTCGGTTCAGGAGTTAACACAGCCAGCTACGCTTGCAACTAATATATTGTTTCCACCAGGTTATTTAAGAGCATTTAGGTATAACTTGGCGTGTGAGTTTGCTGCCGAGTTTGGTGTTGAGCCAAGCCCACAAGTGTCACGAATTGCGATGGCATCAAAACGCAACATAAAACGCATTAACAACCCAGACGATATTATGTCATTACCGTACAGTATTGTTGGCACACGCCAGCGCTACAATATATTCGCAGGAAATTATTAAGGATAAATTATGGCTACGATTGCTATTTCAGCTTTACCCGTCGCAACTTCCCAAGCTGGCGCTGATGTGTTGCCAATTGTGCAAGCTGCAACTAGCACGACTAAACAACTATCTGTTACGGCTTTGTTTACTAGCCCTACGTTTGTAACCCCTGCACTTGGTACGGTGGCGTCAGGCAATATTTCTGCTTGTACATCAACAAGTATGGCATTGACTACACCTGCTATTGGCGCTGCTACAGGTACAAGTTTGACTGCAACAGGTACAATTGTTTCAACTGGCACAGCAGGTATTGGGTACGCAACTGGAGCTGGTGGTACAGTTACGCAAGCAACTAGCCGAACTACAGGCGTAACTTTAAACAAAACAACTGGCGCAATTACGTTAGTTAGCGCCGCTGGTTCTGCCACAGCAGCAACTTTTACTGTAACAAATAGCACGGTAGCAGCGACTGATGTAATTATTTTAAATCAAAAATCAGGTACTGATTTATATGATTTAATGGTTACTGCGGTGGCTTCGGGTAGCTTTAATATTACTTTTAGAACTACAGGCGGCGCAACTACAGAAACACCCGTGTTTAATTTTGCAGTAATTAAAGGTATAGCTGCATAAATAATGAAAACCCCGATTTTAGGTCAATCGTATGTTGCACGTAGCATTAATGCGGCAAATGCCCGTATGGTTAACCTTTTTCCTGAAGTTGTAACTGAAGGAGAAGAAACAGGGTTTTTACAACGCGCGCCTGGCTTAAAGTTTTTACAGACTGTAGGTACTGGCCCTATTCGAGCATTGTGGGCGCACCAAACAAATGGTTCAGACTTCTATGTAGTGTCTGGGCAAGAGTTTTATAAATTAACAGGCACTACGGCTACACCAACGCTTTTAGGTCTTGTAAGTGGCACAGGCCCCGTATCTATTGCCGACAATGGCACGCAAATATTCTTGGCGTGTAATCCTAATGGTTTTATTTACAACGAAGTAACTAATGTATTTGCACAGATTACAGATCTTGATTTCCCTGGCGCTGTAACCGTATCGTACTTAGACGGCTATTTTGTATTTAACGAACCTAATAGCCAAAAGATTTGGGTTTCCCAATTATTAGACGGTACATCTGTTGATCCGTTAGACTTTGCTAGCGCTGAAGGCTCACCAGACGGCGTAGTTGCTCTTATATCTGATCACCGCGAGCTGTGGGTGTTTGGTACAGATTCAGTTGAAGTTTGGTATGACTCAGGCGCTACCGACTTTCCTCTTACGCGTATTCAAGGTGCTTTTAATGAAATTGGTTGCGTTGCACCATTTTCAGTTGCTAAGTTAGATAACGGTTTATTTTGGTTAGGCACAGACGCCCGTGGTCAAGGTATCGTCTATCGTGCTAACGGTTACACAGGCGTTCGGGTTTCTACCCATGCAATTGAATGGCAAATACAACAGTATGGCAATATATCCGATGCGGTGGCGTATACATACCAACAAGACGGTCATGCGTTCTATGTGATTAGTTTTCCAACAGGCAACGCTACTTGGGTTTATGACGTATCTACGCAAGCATGGCATGAACGAGCAGGCTTTATTGACGGCAACTTTACAAGACATCGTAGCAATAACCAATGTAACTTTGGCGGTACGATTATTGTTGGTGATTATGTAAACGGCAATATATACCAACTTGATTTAGAAACTTACGCAGATAACGACCAACCTCAAAAGTGGTTACGTTCATGGCGCGCATTAATGCCAGGGCAAAATAACTTTAAGCGTACAGCCCAACATACGTTGCAACTTAATGCCGAAACAGGCGTTGGGTTAGAACAATACCCTGCGTATGATTCTGAAGATATAGCAACAGAAGATGGTAAAGAAATTATTGCTGAATATCTACAAACTAATTTAATTACACAAGCAGGATTAGATTTAACTACAGAATCCAACGATCAATTTGAGCTTATAGGCATTAATACAAGCCTTGACGATATTAACGGGTATATTTTAGCTACTAATGCTTATGCAGCAGCGCCTGGCTATAATCCTCAAGCTATGTTGCGCTGGTCAGACGATGCAGGCCACACATGGTCGAATGAGCATTGGTCGTCAATGGGCAAAATTGGTCAGTATGGCTTCCGTACTTTTTGGCGTAGGCTTGGCATGACACAAAAGTTGCGTGATCGCGTGTATGAAGTGTCAGGTACCGATCCAGTAAAGATTGCCATTACCAACGCTGAAATACTGTTATCGCCGACTAATGCCTGATCCAATTAACATTACGCAGATTCCTGCGCCTAGAGTTGAGTTAATAGATCCACGCACAGGTTTAATGTCACGGGAATGGTTTAGGTTTTTTAATAACATCTATACGATTATAGGAGCTAACCTAGGCATTGTTCAAATACCTAATGGTGGTACAGGACTAAGTAGTTACCCTACTAATGGTCAATTATTAATTGGCAATACAGCAGGGCAAAAATATGACTTAAATACCTTGACGGCAGGTTCAGGTATAACTATTACCAATGGTGCGGGTAGTATAACCATTACTGGCACAGGTGGTACGGTTACTAGCGTGTCTGTCGTATCGGCTAATGGTTTTGCTGGCACGGTAGCTAATAGCACTACTACACCCGCTATTACGCTAACCACAACTATTACAGGTATTCTTAAAGGCAACGGTACAGCTATCAGCGCAGCCGTAAGTGGTACAGACTACGCACCAGCTACAAGTGGCACGTCTATTCTGTACGGCAACGGCGCAGGCGGGTTTAACAATGTCACCGTAGGCACAGGGCTAACCTTTGCCGCTGGCACGTTAAGCACAAGTGGCACTATAACAACAAGCGCGCCAGTTACCAAAACGGCTGATTTTAGTGTAGCATCTACAGATACATGGTTAATAAACAATAAGACAGGCTCTACTTGCACGGTTACGCTACCGTCGCCATCTACCAACACAGGGCGGGTTTTATATTTTATTAACTATCAGAATCAATCATTAGTGTCAGCGTCTAGTAATGTTGTATCAAGAGCGGGTGGAGCTGCGGGTACAGCCATACTAGATAATGTAGCAGGTAATTGGGCGACCATTGTGTCAGATGGCACAAGCTGGCTTACAACGCAAGCAGCAACATTTAACAACTTATTGCTAGAATAATATGCAAATTGAGATGAACGTCACTTACGGACAAGGGTTTTTACCTACGTTACCTATGTTTGCAAATATGGGTTTGGCTAAGATTAACGTAACACCTGACAAGATTGTTAAGTTGCAAAATGAGTTGCTTAAAATGGAACAAGCAGACATCGTAACTGAACATACTTTTATGCCAAATGTTTACGAAAGAAAAATTACTGTACCGCCTTGGTGTGTTTTAACAGGGGCAGCGCATAAAACAGATTACAAAGTTCGGCTAGAAAAGGGTACAATTGCTGTTAATATTGGCACAGAAGTAAAAATATTGACTGCGCCATGCGAATTTAATGCTTGTGCTGGTGAACAACGTGTTGGCCGCGTATTTGAAGATGAAGTAGTTTGGGTAGATATTTACGCAAACCCTGATGATTGTAAAGATATAGCAGTCCTAGAAGATCGACTTTATGTTGTGCCTGAATGTGGGTTAGGGGAAAATAGAGTTAAACAATTAGCGACAACAAACACAGCTAAACTTGTTAACGAAGGAGAAATATAATGGCAGGATGGGTCGCAGCATCAATAGCAGGTAGCGCTATAATAGGTGGTATGGCGTCTAGCCGAGCATCTAGCGCGCAACAACAATCGGCGGGTGAAGCTACGCAAGCACAGCGCGATATTGCTGATCAACAAACTGCGCTTCAACGCGAACAATACTTAAAACAACTTGAGTTAAACGAACCGTTTAGACAAGCTGGTCTTACAGGCACAAATATGTTGCTATCGCAGTTGCAAGGCCCATACGGTTCAGCTAAGTTTGGCGGTGTGCCAGGCTACGATCCAGCATCTGCTATGAAAGATTTTGGTGGCGTTGCGGGTTACGATCCAGCATCTGCTATGAGGAATTTTGGCGCAGGTGATTTCCAAGCCGACCCAGGCTATGCGTTCCGTTTATCTGAAGGCATGAAAGCGCTTGACCGTACAGCAGCGTCAAGAGGTGGCTTGTTGTCGGGCGCTACTCTTAAAGGAGCGCAGCGCTTTGGATCTGATCTAGCATCGCAAGAGTACGGTAACGCTTACAATCGTTTTCAAGCTAATCGTGCTACGCAATCGCAAGAATATCAAAATGCGTTTAACCGTTATCAAGCTGAACGTGCAGCAAAAGAACAAGGTTTTGGCAACGCTTTTAATCGTTTCCAAGCGGAACGATCAAACACGCTTGCACCA